GCTATATCTACTTTTGAAATAATTAAATGTGTTGTACCGGAACAATTTATTGCGGTTATTAATTTATCCACTTGTAAATAATTCACACTACGTTGTCTTCCAGTAGTCGTACCGAATTCACAGCCCACCTCCCCTAATAAACGCAACTCTTCATTATCTAACAGCTCCTCCGAAAAATCTGGATCATAACCCACTCGCGTATCGTATATTTTTACTGCACCATATATATGTCTTATTTGTTTCGGTGAAAATCCCAAACTACACGCACCATACGGTAATGTACTACTACTCGTTACATATGGATAATTACCATACTCTATATCTAACCAGAACCCCTGTGCACCTTCACATAATATATTTCCATAGAGTTGCTCATCCCATAAATAGTCTTTAAATAAATCAACATTATCCATTACACGTTTCCCTACACGTAAATACTTGTCGCGATAACACGGACCAATACCATTACCTGTAGTACCTAGCGTCTTTGAATATTTTTGTTTGTCTTCTTCAATATGCTGCTCTGTCACTACATGCGTTCTCGGCGAAACTTTTACTAAACGGGTATCAAATCCATTTTCACGTAAATAATTAATTTCTTTCATAAAGGAATCGTAGTGTATAACACAACCGGGTCCAATTATGGATTTAACTCCGTAAAAAATACCGGATGGAATAATATGCGTTGCGTATTTTTGATCATTCACATAAACAGTATGACCTGCATTACTACCGCCCGACCAACGACATACAAAATCATATTCGCCCGATTTACTTAATTGCGACACTATTTTTCCTTTTCCTTCATCGCCCCAAGATAAACCACAACATACATCCACATATTGAATATTCATCACGTAAATAGAAAATAAACATAAAAAAATTATAGATATCAAACCATATAATTTGCTAAATACCAATTCTAGATCCCATATTATTACATTAATTTATTGAAAAATTTGCTTTCCGGTTTATATTTCAAGATATCTAATATTTTTTTTGTTGTCGGGAACTCTTTATCCCCATATATATCTTGCAAACATAACCATTCAAACAATCCTCCAGTATACACAAACACCTGCGTAAACCCATGTCCAGTTATTTGATTGTATTTCCTTTCTATACTATCATCATTACTATTCCTACCATAAATAATAATACTCTTATTATAAAAATTATGCTCATTTATCAAATTATTTATATAGGTTTCTTCTTCAAAACAAGAAATTGTATTTTGTATTAAACACTCTTGTTCACTAAACGATAATGTATTTATCATTATAAATGCATTCGGAACCTTTATTGCATATTGTATATCTTGAAAAGATACTTTTTGCATCGGTTTTTTAAAAAAAGATAACATGTTATAAATAATATATGTTTTATACTATATTCTTTTGATTAAAGATAATATAAAATTGAAATTAATATGTGTGTTAATTAATAACAAAACACTATGGATTTAGAACAAAATAAACTTTCAAAAGCCGAATGGGAAACCATTGAGAAACCGGTCTCTGACCAGGAAAAGGACATCTTAAACCTTATTATAAATGGTTATCATAACACAAATATACATGTAAACAATACCAAAACATTCTTAACCTTCAGTAAAATAGAGAAATCAGAAGAAATTGAATATTTTGCGTATAAAAAATATTTCTCCGACTCTATTCAAAAATATGTTAATAAATATGGACTTCAAACACCCCTCGTTAAACTTACTGATCTAAACATTATGGGAGGATCTTCTTTAAAACAACTTAAAAGTGGTGACTCCATACGTATTCAAAATGTAGAACAAACCATCCAAACAAATAAATCTATCATTTTTGAATTCACACTAATTGAAATCTTTGGTAATTTATTAAAATACTATTTTAAAGAAAAAAACAAATACATTTATTATTATTATACTCTTTTACAACTTAATCGTTACACTATTAAGGATGTTAATACATATGTTTCTAATTATGTTAACAATTTACTTGCCTTTATTGAATCCAATGTGACTAAACAGGCTATCTTGTATAAATCATATGATATTATTGAAAAAAACAGTCTATTATCTACCTATAGTGATTTGACATTGTATCCGCATCAGAAAACTATTTTTGAAATGTTTAAAAACATTCATAGTAATATTGCGCATAATGACCAGGTGGAGCGTGAATTAGAAGAAGAAGAAGATGAAACACGATATACCGAATTACAAGGCACTATCAAACCGATTGTTTCGCCCCTTGTTTTATATACTGCTCCTACGGGTACTGGAAAAACGTTAACTCCAATCGGATTATCTGAAAATTTCCGTATTATATTTGTTTGTGTGGCTAGACACATTGGTATGGCGTTGGCAAAGGCAGCTATATCAGTTGAAAAGAAAATCGCATTTGCATTTGGTTGTCAGACTGCAAGTGATATCAGATTGCATTATTATTCCGCAGTTGAATATAGTAGAAATAAACGATCGGGTGGTATTGGTAAAGTTGATAATAGTGTTGGTACAAACGTTGAAATCATTATTTGTGATGTACAATCCTATTTAACCAGTATGCATTACATGTTAGCATTCAATGATGAAAAGAATATTATTACGTATTGGGACGAACCTACCATTACATTAGATTATGATAATCATGAATTACATGACGTTATCCATCGTAACTGGAAAGAAAATAAAATATCAAAAATGATTTTATCGTGTGCTACCTTACCAACCAAACTTGAATTACAACCCGTATTTAATGATTTTGCAATGAAATTTACAAATGCGCGTTTTGAAACAATTACCAGTTATGATTGTAAGAAATCAATTCCGTTATTGGATAAAAATGGTTATTCTGTATTACCGCATTATTTATATAAAGAATATGACGAAATGATAGATAGTTGTAAGTATATTTATAAAAATAAAACGTTATTGCGGTATTTTGATTTGAATGAAATTGTAGAATTCGTAAAGATTCTGAATAGAGACGATTTTATACAAGAAGAAATAGAAATGTATTTTGATACACATAGTGATATTACGATGAATTCAATAAAGGAGTTTTATTTGGAACTGTTATTGAGTATAGATGATGAAGATTATGATATTTGTTTTAACTATTTCCAAGAGAATAGACGAAATAAATTTGAAAACAATGAAATATGTCGTACAACTAGTTTGATGAATGAACCTGTTAAAAACAATGAATTAAAACGTACACAAAGTGTTTTTGCAAAACATATTAGAAAAGAGACTACAAATACGGGTGGATTACTTGCAACTACGTCGGATGCATACACATTTACAGATGGTCCTACAATCTATTTAACAGATGATATTGATAAAATCGGACAGTTTTATATTCAAAAAACGGATATTGAAGAGTTTGTTTTTAAAACACTAATGAATAAGATACATATTAATCAAAAACATTTGGATAAAATAACGGATTTAGAAAAGAAATTGGAGAGTTTAGATGTTGCAACGAGTGATGATACATCAAAAACCAGTTTTACAGAAAAAAGTGATCATGGGAAAATGTCTAATGAAGGTAAAGCGTTGATGAAAGAAATTAATACTTTACGCAAACAGCTTTATACAATTACATTGGACCCGGCATATATTCCGAATACAGTGCCACATCAAAATATATGGAGTCCGGAAGAAACCATTATTCAAAATGCATTCGTTTCTGATATTGGTGAAGAAAATACCAAAAAAATTATGAGTTTACAAGTGAATAATAATTACAAGGTTCTTATGTTACTTGGAATCGGAACATTTAAATATCATGAAAATAAGGAATATATGGAAATCATGAAGGATCTGGCGAATCAACAAAAGTTATTTATGATTATTGCATCCACTGATTATATTTATGGTACAAATTATCAATTCTGTCATGGATTTATAGGAAAAGATCTAGAAAACACTACCCAACAAAAAATCATGCAAGCAATGGGACGTATTGGAAGAAACAATATGCAACAAGATTATACTATCCGTATTAGAAGTAATGATATGGTTAATAAAATATTCAAACAACAAGAAGAGAATTTGGAGTCTACGAACATGTGCAGATTATTCAATAGCGAATAGCGACTAACAATAATAAAAATGTATAAAATTGTATAAAATTGATGACTTTTTTAATGTATATAAATTGTATAAACAAACTAACTACTACTATAATGAGTACTTATTACAGCGGACCTTGCGAATATATTGATGAATTTAATATTAATGCCCCTATTGTAGATACAAAAGAAAGAGATGATATGTGTAGATTATGGGAAGAATTAGCTTATACGAAAGTGTATTTAGTGTATGGATGTCATGAACCTGAAAAAGATGTATATTATTGGGGAAGCGAAGAGGTATATTTAACTGGATGGGAATGGAATGAAGAAGGGAATCATCTTCATGCTATTGGAACAATGAGAAATGTAAACGATTACGATGAACAGCAAAAAAGTCATTTAGTGTATGATATGAATTTCCGGTATATTATTTCAGAAAAGATTCTAAAAACAATTGTAGAAAAAGAAACCGATGTACAAGAAGAAATGATTACAAAAGAGATTGCAAATATATTATTACATAATAGAAAATATCCTGATGGATTCTTTGCACGAGTTAAAAGTGTTAATAATGGAGAAATACCCGGTATGTTACATCTAGAACTTCCCGTATTTGGTGATAGGGATTGTTAATCAAAAATAAACAACGAATAAATACTGCGAATGTGCATTTGTAAATTGTATATTTTTTACTGCTATAAATAATATACACTAACCATAATGTCTTATATTGTAAGAGTATTGTTTTGAGTGGCCTTTTCATAAACAATCACTTCACCTTCATACCGATAATATTTGTAATAATATCCTTTGTATTTCAATAAACCATCTATCGTATCATGTAGTTCATTTAATGTAGTCACCTGGTATGGCAAATCTTTTAAATATACACGTATTTCATTTGATTGTCTAAAACTATTTACAATATTATTGCGAATTGCATTTTGGTTTAATTCATTCATTTTTTCATTTACAGAGTGTTTTATATAATTATTATTAATAATCCGTTGCATATCATAGAGTATAAATGAATAAATATAATGGGTTAATTCAATTGGTAAAAAGTGTTTATTGTGTAGTTTATTAAAACAGGTAAAATCCTTGATATAGTACCATATGTTAAATTCGTCGGACATATACATAATACTATATATTTACATTCGTGCAGTTTTATATATAGGCAGGCATACTATCAATGTCCATTATATTGTCTGTATGAATATCTCCAAACGATATTTCAAATTTTTTGAAAATAGGATTTTTCAATTGATTTTCGGGAGTATGGTTATGTACACTACGTGCAATCATCTTGTATAATTTAAAATTCGGATATCTCTCTTCTCCATTCTTCTTATATAATATATTCTTGTCTTTATCGTCAGTACACCACAATTGCACTATTTTTTGTAATTCATTGAAATATTGTGGATCTTCGTCATCATCTATAATAAAATCGTATAACGAACAACCGAGTCTACATAAATCAAAACTAAAATTAGGGTCTATACGTGGTTTTTCTGGATTAAAATACGGTTCACAATTATATTGCGAAGTAGCGTCCCCTTCGGGAGAAAAACTATCGCTACAAAATAGACGATTCTTAAATCGGAAAATACTTCTTCCGAAATCAATTATTTTATAAATTTTTCCATAAGTGGGTACCTTATAATGTACTTTGTTGTATCTATAATACACGTATGCCTGATCTGTTTCAACATACATTATATTGTTTGTATGTAAATCGTTGTGTGTAAAATGAAACAATTTTTGATAACATAACAATGTCATAATTACTTGAAATACAGCACATACTCCTTGATTACTCGTCATTTGTTCATTTTCAAACAACTGATCCATTGTACCGTGACATTTTTCAATACAAATCGCCTGAACAGGGAAATCTTTTACAAATGCTAATTTGTCATCACCAAAATCACTATCAAAATCTTCTTCACTTTCTATGTCACTTTCCGACAGGTTCTCAATATCTTCAGAATTGTTTTCATTTTTATTTTCATCAGAAGACTCGGTTGAGTTTGAAACTTCACTATTGTCGTCTGAATCTAGTGTAGATTCCGATGTATTTCTAGGTTTAATATTGTTATTCTCATAAATCAAATTATCGTGTATTTCTGTATCCAAGTTCTCAATTGTATTTAGAGAAAGTTCGGGTAAAGTAGAAAAAGGAATCGTCTTGTCTGTTAAAGAAGAGATCTGCAATTTCTTTTTGTTTGATCTAGACCCGAAATTATGAAATTCCGAATCATTCTCGGAAATGAAGTGCAATTTGTTTAAATTTTTATTAAAATGATCCGAAGAGTATAGATATTCTAAATCATCCGATATATCACATTTGAATTTCTCTTGGATAGCAAGAAAAGAACCATAATAATCTGTTGCATGAATAAATTGATGAGAATTGAGAACTTGACTTGTAAGGTAATAGAAAAAATTATCAGTATAAGAAACATTGTTTGGTTCTATCAGTTTTTG